GCTGCATCCCTTGAAGAAGAAGCAATCATCTGTATAAAAATAGAACGCAATGCAGAGAGTGAGGATGAAGTTGAACAGAATACAACTAATTTTATTGTGGATAAGAATAGACCCTTTGCTAAATTGGGCAACGCTGGTTCTGTTTACTATGACCCAGTGACTACCATACTTAGAGAAGATGTTTTTTCAGAGGAGTACAGAAGCTAATGATACTGTTTGATGTAGAAGCAGATGGTCTCTTCAAAGAGGCTACCAAGATACACTGCCTGTCCTACACCACTAACGGTAAGGACATTAGTAGTCTTACTAACTATGATGATATGAGAAGTCTCTTACTAAAAGAGAATGTACTGATAGGTCATAACATAACACGCTATGATATACCTTTATTAAATAAGTTATTAGGTATTAAGATTAAAGCAAAGCTTTATGATACTCTTGCAATGTCATGGGTTATTAATACTAACAGACCCAAGCATGGACTAGAGTCTTTCGGAGAAGACTTTGGTATACCTAAACCAGTTGTAACTGATTGGGAGTCACAGGATATACAAGTGTATATACATCGTTGTGAAGAAGATGTAAAAATAAACTGGCTGCTTTGGTCTAACCTAATACAGAGATTTATGTTGGTGTATAAGGACAAAGAAAACCTAGACAAATATTTTTCTTACCTGTCGTTTAAGATGAGGTGTGCTTTTACTGCTGAGTTTTTTGGATGGAAGCTTGACAAAGAACTTGCACAAGATTGTGTGAACACACTTGAACTACAACAGAAAGAAAAGATTGATGAGTTAAAGACAGTAATGCCAATGCGTACATTGTTTAGAAAGAAATCTAAGCCGAAGGTAATGCACAAGAAGGATGGCACACTGTCTAAGCAGGGTAAGGAGTGGCAAGCTTTACTTCTGGATAACATGCATCCCTCGCACTATGTCGGTGAAATAGAAATAGTAAAGGGAGTTGAAGAACCCAACCCTAAGTCTAGTGATCAAGTAAAAGCATGGCTATTTGATCTGGGTTGGAAGCCTTGTACTTACAAGTACGACAAAGACAAAGACGGTCAAGATAAAAAGATACCACAAGTACGTAAGAACGGTGACCTAACTGAGTCAGTTAAACTACTTATCAATAGTAACTCTCATGTAAAAGTTCTTGATGGCTTGACTGTTATACAACACAGGCTAGGTATCTTTAAAGGTTTCCTAGAGTGCGAGGTTAATGGTTATGTCGAGGCAGGTATTGATGGTCTTACTAATACACTTAGATTTAAACACAGAAAACCTTTATGTAACCTGCCGGGAATTGATAAGCCTTGGGGTAAAGAAGTGAGAGGATGTCTTGTATCACCAGATAAAGATTCAGTTCTTTGTGGTGCTGATATGACATCCCTTGAAGATACAACTAAGAGACACTATATGAAACCCTATGACCCACGATACGTACAAGAGATGTCTCAAGATGGATTTGATCCACACCTTGACCTTGCAAGACATGCTGGTGCTGTAACACAAGATCAGATAAACAAACATAACACAGGAGAAATTTCTTTGCAGTCCCTACGTAAAAACTATAAGGTGGTAAACTACTCTGCCACCTATGGTGTAGGTGCAGCTAAGTTATCTAGGGAGACAGGTATGACAGTACCTGAAGCAAAGAAACTTCTTGATGCATACTGGAAACGTAACTGGTCTGTCGCAAAGTTCTCTGCTGACAACCTAAAGAAAGTAAAGACAATAGCAGGACAGATGTGGGTACAGAATCCTGTCAGTAAGTTCTGGCATACACTGAGGTATGAGAAGGATGTATTCTCTACACTCAATCAATCCACTGGTGCTTACTGCTTTGATAAATGGATGGCTTACTACTTACAGGCAAGCCCCAACATCATAGGTCAGTTCCATGACGAATCAATTAATGTCGTTAAGAAAGGACAGGAACAACAACACAAGATGATACTTGTATCAGCAATAGAAAAACTAAATAGGGAGTTAAAGCTTAATGTAGAATTGGGTATTGATGTGCAGTTCGGGAATAAATATTCTGAAATACACTAATAAAGTCTTGCATGTGCTTTTTATTACATGCTACTATTAAGATCTTAACATATAGGAGTTGTCAAACATGGCAAAAATTACAGTAACAGGTTTAGCACAATGGGCTAAAGTATTTGAACAGAACCGTGACCTCTTGGGTTACCAAGGGCAGTGGGCAGAGACTGACGGACGATGCTCTATTGAGATGGTACTTGATGAAGATAATGCTAAACGCATTACTGCTTCAGGTTGTATGAGTAAAGGTAAGCCAGACCCAGAAGGTAGGGGCGATATCTTTAAGTTCAATCGTAAGTTCTCTACCCCAAATGATTGGGATGGTGATGCACCTGTAGTCTATAAAGCAGACGGAAGTAAGTGGGACTATGAAGCTGACGGTACTATCGGCAATGGCTCTGAGGTTCTTGTTGAATTAGATGTCTACAAGAATAAAGGTTACGCTACTTACACTACCCGACTTGAGCGAGTAAAGATTATCAACCTTGTTGAGTACAGTGCTGGTGCTGGTAGTATAAATGATCCATTCACTGCAAATGTATCACCCTCTGATACATCTGCTGTGGTAGCATCTCAATCGCTTGGGACTCCTATGGAAGCCCTTGATGAAATCCCTTTCTAGTATAAGGCTTAGTGGTGTAGGTATTATATTTTACCTACACCAAAATTTTATTTAGGAGTTGCAATGAAAAAAATAACAAACATTTCTAACAAAGAGTATCATTCAATGGATGGTATATCTTCTAGTGTTGTTAAGACAGTCTATAAAAAGTCTTTAGCTCACTGGAAAGGACAGAAGATTGTTCAGTCAGCAGCATTTGCAATGGGTAATGCTGTTCATGCAAACCTATTAGAAGCAGAAAGAAACCTAGTAGTTAAAGGCCCAAAGACTAAAACCACTGCTTCTTTTAAAACTATGAAAGAAGCTTTGACCGAAGACCAAGTCTTACTAACTGAGGTAGAGTTCAATGTAGCTAGTCGTATAACTAAAGGTGCATTAGATAATCGTATATGTGCTGAAGCTCTTCAACATCACGAAAGAGTAAACGAGATTAGCATCTTCGTAAAAGACCCAGTGTCTGGACTAATGCTCAAGACAAGACCAGACCTGATGATTGAGTCTAGGAATATGGTGTATGACGTAAAGACTACACAAGATGCTAGTCCCAAAGGTTTTCTAAGTGAGTGTGTAAAGTATGGTTACTTTCTTCAAGGCGCTCATTATGTTTACACCTGTAAGCTTGCAGGTTATGACGTGGATAAGTTTGCATTCATTGCTTGTGAGAAGTCATCCCCTTTTCTTTCTCACCTACACATTATGGGGCCAGAGGTTATGGAGTGGGCTACCGTTGAGCTTCACAAAACTCTAGCTGTTATTGCAGAAGCAGAAAAGTATTGGCGATATGGTACAGGTTGGGGTGATTACACTGTAATGCAAAAGCCTTCATGGGTATAAACAGACATGACTAAAGCAAAAAGGTAGGGGAGTTGATAGATTGAGTAAACAAGGCAAACAAAAAGGTAGACTTGGACAGCAAGAGATAAGAGATGCCTTGCTTGAAAAATTCACAGAGCTTGAGCCTGATGATGTTAAGTCTACAATCATGGGAGATACTGGTGCTGATGTACAACTGTCACCTAAAGCACAAAAGATTATCCCTATATCTATAGAAGTTAAACGAAGAAAGTCAGGACTAAAAACAGTTTATGGTTGGATGGATCAAGCAACCAATCATAGCAAAGGCCCACCTGTTGTTTTCTACAGGTCAGACAGACAGCCTTGGTTAGTGGTTGTAAACTTGGAGCATTACTTAAATCTATTAAGGGAGTATAAAAAAGATGTGCGTTCAAACGGAACTACAAGTAAAAACAAAGGAGAAAATATGGGGGGTGATAGAGGGGCCGATAAGAGTTGAAGACCCGGAAGAGGTAGAAGAAGAAGTATACATGAACCTTTGTAAGGTAGAGATCAAAGGTAAGATAGAACATGTAGAATATTATTTTCAAAATATGGATGAGGCATATGACATGGTAAAACATTTTACATCAAGCATTGATCCTATTGAGGTGGAACATAGTGATTGACATTATGTTCTTTATGAGTATAACTGAGGGCTTTAACTTTGGAGTATGAACTAAACTTAAAAATAAAGGTGGATGAAAATGCCAACTTCTTAGAGGTTGATATGGACAATCATTCTGAGATACTAGAAGAATTAACTTTGAATGCTATGTTTGACATAGATGATATAACAGTCGTACAATGTGAGGTAATTAAATATGACTAAGGTAACAATAGACGATACGGAATATGACACCGAAAACTTTAATGAAGAGCAAAACGATTTGCTTAATCAGCTAAAGAATAACAATGGAGTTTCTGCAAATGTGCAGTACCAACTACATAGCTTAAACGTCCTTCGGGATTTGCTTACAAACAAACTAAAGACTTCTCTGGCAATAGAAGTAGTAGAGGATAAAAATGAAGTTTGAAGACTATCAAACACAAGCAGTTAAGACTGCTGTATATTCTGAGGCTGATGTTGTAATGTATCCCATCTTTGGATTATGTTCAGAGGTGGGAGAAGTTGCAGGTAAGTATAAGAAAATACTTCGTGATCACAATGGTATGATGTCACCTGCACAAAGGGAATCTCTCGGTGATGAAGTGGGGGATTGCCTGTGGTACATAGCTAATATCTGTACTGACTTAGGTCTTGGTATGGAAAACATTGCACAACGTAACTTAGATAAACTCAACAGCCGTATGGCACGTGGAGTAATACAAGGAAGTGGAGACAACAGATGAGTAGTAACTACCTACCTACAGACTATCAAACCTTTATTGCCACTAGCAGATATGCACGATGGTTAGAAGAGGAAGGAAGACGGGAGACATGGGGAGAAACTGTTGAACGTTATATGACTAATATAGTTAAGCCACTACTTAAAACAAAAAAAGATGTGGATGAAATACGTGACAGCATTCTATCACTAGAAGTAATGCCAAGTATGAGATCACTAATGACGGCAGGTAAGGCAGCACAACGTGATAACACATGTATGTACAACTGTTCTTACTTACCTGTGAATGATCCGAAATCATTCGATGAGGCTATGTTTATCTTGCTCTGTGGTACTGGTGTTGGCTTCAGTGTAGAACGCCAGTTCATCAGTAAGCTCCCAGATGTGCCAAAGCTCTTTGAGAGCGACACTTGTGTTGTCATCAAGGACAGTAAGGAAGGATGGGCTAAAGGTCTCAGGCAAGTTCTTGCTCTCCTATGGGCTGGTGAAATTCCTAAGTGGGACGTTAGTAAGGTACGCCCTGCTGGTGCAAGACTAAAGACATTTGGTGGTAGAGCCAGTGGCCCTGCACCTTTAGTTGATTTGTTTATGTTCGCAATCAGTACATTTAAATCTGCACAAGGACGTAACCTATCTACTATAGAGTGCCATGATCTTATGTGTAAGATTGGTGAGGTAGTGGTAGTAGGTGGTGTACGTAGGTCAGCTATGATCTCCTTGAGTAATCTATCTGATGATCGTATGCGTCATGCAAAGTCTGGTGCATGGTGGGAGAATGATAAGCAACGTGCTTTAGCTAATAACTCTGTTAGTTATACAGAGAAACCAGCCGCTGAGTTCTTTATGCGTGAGTGGCTATCCTTAATTGAGAGTAAGTCAGGTGAGAGAGGTATCTTTAATAGAGAAGCATCTAAGAAACAGGCAGCTAAGAATGGTAGGCGTGATCCTAACTATGACTTCGGAACAAATCCTTGCAGCGAGATAATTTTACGGCCTAATCAATTTTGTAATTTATCCGAGGTAGTTATACGTGCAACAGATGCAGTAGAAGATATTGCACGTAAAATCCGCATCGCCACGATCTTGGGCACAATCCAAAGTACTTACACTAACTTCCCTTATCTACGTAAGATATGGCAAACTAATACTGCTGAAGAAAGATTGCTTGGTGTCTCACTCACTGGCATAATGGATAACCCTTTGATGACTACTGCTAACAAAGGTTTGTCTGAGACACTGGAGTACTTAAAAGATGTGGCTGTTACTACTAATGTTAAGTATGCAAAGTATCTTGATATTCCTGTGGCTACAGCTATTAGTTGTGTCAAGCCCTCCGGGACAGTCTCTCAGTTGGTGGATTCAAGTTCTGGCATACATGCTCGTTATAGTAACTATTATATTAGGACTGTACGGGGTGACAATAAAGATCCATTAACAAAGTTTATGATAGATCAAGGCGTACCTAGTGAGCCAGATGTTATGAAGCCTGATGCTACTACAGTATTTAGCTTCCCTATGAAAGCACCAGAAGGAGCAGTGGTTACTGCTGATATGACAGCCATTGAACAACTTGAGATGTGGTTAGCTTATCAACGTCACTGGTGTGAACACAAACCAAGTATCACTTGTAATGTTAAACAAGATGAATGGTTTGAAGTAGGAGCATTTGTATACAAACACTTTGATGAAATGTCTGGTGTATCCTTCCTACCCTTTAATGAGCATACATATAAACAAGCACCCTATCAAGATGTAGAAAAGAGTGGTGATAAGATACCTGTGTATGAGTATGCCCGTAATGAATGGACTGACCCAGATGTATTGATAGGTTATCAACATACATACGAAAGTTTACTAGAGATTATGCCTAAGAAAATTGACTGGACTAAACTGTCAGAGTATGAAGTAGAAGACAATACATCTGGTATGCAAACGTTAGCCTGTAGCGGTGATGTTTGTGAGATGGTTGACATTACATAATAGTATATCCCCCTATCAAGGGGGGTTTACACACTTAAACTCAACTGGTATTATTACCACAATAGAAATATTTGGAGCAATAAAATGGCTGTAAGAAAACCTTTTAACAAAGCAATGTATCAAATGTTTGATGGTATTGCTAAAGAAACTTTAGTAACCCACCTAGAAAGTAAGGGACATACTATCATTAATAGTAAAGAAGATTACTATGCAGATGTAGTGTCAGAGAAAAATGGTTATACATACTTCAACGAAGCAGAAGTAAAGTCTCAGTGGAAGGGTGATTGGCCTGATCACTGGAAAGAAATACGGATACCAGAAAGAAAGCAAAGGCTACTAGATAAATACGAAGGTGAGAATGGTGTATTAAATTTCTATGTCTTTCGTGGAGACATGAAGAAGGCATGGCGTATTAAAGATACTTGCCTAACAAAAGAAAGTCTTGCTGAAGTAAAAGGTAGCAGACGAATTAGAAAAGGTGAGTTGTTTTTTCACATACCTTATACTGATGCGGAGTTAATTGAGTTATGATTAAACCCGCAAGGATGCCAGACGAAACCCTTATTGCTCAGTACAATTCTGTGAGCAAACCTTTTCACTACAACACAGGTGATATAGAATGTATAGACTACATCAAGCAGGTGTTAGGCAATGAAGGTTTCATTGCTTACTGCCAAGGCAACATGATTAAGTATCAGCACCGACACAGGTACAAACAAAAACCTGTAGAAGATATGGAGAAGGCAAGTTGGTACATGAATAAGATGATGGAAACAATGAAAGAGGTACACAAATGAACCCCTATGACGAAGGGCAGAAATCATTTAGGGTAGGTAAGATAGGCAATCCTTACTCATTAAATAGTAATAACAACAGAAGCTGGGAGTATGGATTTAATACTGCATACTTCTCTAACTTAAAAAAAGTAAAAGATAATGAGCAAAGAACTAGAGAACGAAGCAAAGAACTACAAGAAAAAGAAA